AAAATTTCACAGCAAATCCAACTAACTATACCATTAAATTTTCCAAGAGTCAAGATAACTTGTGCGCTGCTTAATCCTGGTCGGAATGCATTAAGAGATTGCTCAATAAATACGTCTTTTACGTTGTATAGATGCTTTATTTCTATTAAACGATCTTTTACTGCTTGAGCTTTCTGGAACACGGACTCAAATTTCTTAGAATCAAGGCGTATTGCTTCATTATGAAGAATATGTCCATCTTCTGTAAGAACAGTAAAACCAGTTATTGACGTACTTATATCTAAACCTAATATCATATTTTTATTATACTAAAAAGAAAGATGAGTTGTATAGGAAGTTGCAACCCAGCGTATATTTTTACCAGACGATCCAGTAACAGAAAAAGCGGTAGCTGGGCTATATACACCAGGATGAAAAACTCCTATTGACCAAGTCGAAGCTCCAGCAGAACTAAATAATGTTGTAACAGTCGGTGTTCCTAAAACTCCAGTAGATTTTGCTGCATAGGAAATTTCATAATATGCGTATTCACCATCAGAAGAAGCAGCTATTAAATGAGCTTTAACTGCTTGAAATCCAGGTACATAGTTAGAATTCCAATAATATATAGGACTTAAAAAAGTGCCTTGTCTTAATGTTGAACCATCTGTTGTTAAATAATTTGGAGTAGTTCCAGTTGTCTCTGCTCTTGTTACTAATATTGACATTTGAGCATTTCCAAGACCTGAAGCGGGAGTATTAAAAGTATTATTGCCAAAATGCCCAGATGCAAATGCAAATCTACCTTCAGTTTTAAGAGAATTAGCTTGTGTTCCACCAGGAATAACGCAATTAGAAGCCTCTATTACGTTTCTAGTACCTCCTAAAATAGAAGAGTACTGAGCAGGACTATTTGTTGTACTATTTATAGTATTATCTCTACCAGCTCCTATAAAATTTCCAACTGCTGCCGTCCCTATTGTACCTACTATTGTATTAAACTCTCCAGAGCCTATAAATGAAGCCTGACCAGCGCAATTGTTTGACCTGCCTCCAGCAATAACTTGCCAGCTATTTACTCCCATCTTATTATTTTGTCCACCACCTAAAAAAGAAAACATACCAGAAGAACTATTCTCTGATCCTCCGACAAGTACAGAGTACGAAGAAGGATAGCCTGTTGCCGCAGAAGTTATTGCATTTTTTAAACCACCACCTAAAAAACCATAGTATGAATTTTTTATTATATTTTCTTCTCCACCACCCAAAACAGAAAAATGAGCTCCGCTTGTAATTTCATTTTTTATACCACCGAGAATAGAAGAAGAATTTGCCGCAGCTACTTGAAATGCCTGATCTCTAACTCTCTGCAAATCTATAGAACCGCTTCCTCTTATATTTCCACCAACAGCTGTATTATCTGGTATTGACAATAAAAAAGAACCAGAAGATTTTGGTAATATTGCAATACTGATTGTTTCTGCGCTGCCAGTCGCTAATATAGCATTTATTGGCGTAATAGAATTTGGGGTTTGATTATTTATTGTTCCACTTATAACTTCAGCTAAAGAACTGCTAATAATTAATAAATTATTAGTTGTGCTAGAAGTTAAAACAATACCAGTATTACCAGATATATAAACACCATTAGAAGATGTAATAGTCTCACTGCCACTAACGTAAAAATATGTTTCAGCACCACCACCACCGCCAGTAGTAGTGCCGCCCTCTAATTGATTAATCCTAAATCTTAAACTTGCTATATCTGTCTGTAACGACATTATTATGCCACTGAGTAACTTGCAGTATTTTCATTTACAGCAATTAATCTAAAACCAGTATTTGGTGCAGCGGCGGCACTTATTGTTACCCAAACAGCAGATGAGCTTACTTCCATATCTACAGCAACTAGATCGTTTATCCATCTACCGCTTTCATCAATCATTACGTCGGTTGTAATATGATTAAACGACGAGGTTGGGAAAGCTGCCTTACCACTTTCTTGAGTCAATGGCAAAGATCCAGACCATTCTCCATTTGCGTCAAGAGTACCACTATATTGGAATCTTAATGCTCTATATGCACTTTGAACTGAAGCCGCTGATAAGCCCGCATTTTGTAATGCCGCATCAATTGCATGGATGGCATCATCAATGTTAAATATTTTATATGTAGTACCTTCAACAACTACGCTGCTAGTCGGTATACTAACGTAATTAAAACTAGCGGAAGTATGTAAAGAAGCAGTAGCCGCGATAGTTAAGCTAGAATTAACTGCAACGCCAGCTGAACCACTAATCAATACAGGTTTTAATTTATTAACAACTAAGTCTGCTGAAGCTGGTGTCCCGCCTGTTGTTGCTTGAAATTGCCAATCATTACTTGAACTTACCCATAACAATGAAGCTGTTTCATAATTACCGCGATTAACATAAATACCAGCAGAAGCAGAAACATAAGCGGCTTCACTTCCGCTTACTTTATTTACAACTATAATATTATCTTTGACTTCTAATACTTCTGTATTTATAATAGTTGGTGTTCCGCGTACAGTCATATTGCCTTGTACGTCTAAATCTCCTCTAATAGTAGCATCGCCACCAACAGTTAAATCGCCGCCAGCTTGTAACGTTGCAGAACCACTAATTCCCCCGTTTGTAACTAATAATGCACTATTATTAACAACAACGCCAGCGTTTGCTGTTAGCGCAGATCCATTTATGGTTGCACCTGCGTTAGCGGTTAATGTTCCATTGCCGCCAATTGTTAAAGAACCACTTGTTGTAGTAGAACCAGTAATTCTAACACCACCTTGGAAGTCGGCCCGACCAGTTGATGAATCTAAAATAATGGATTCAGTATTAGTTCCAACCTTAATATGACCCGCGCCAACAATTAAATCCCCTTCTGTTTTAACATCAGTTGAATTTAATGTGATGGCGGTAAAACCACTACTGGATTTAATAGCATTATTATTAAGTCTTAAATCACCCCCGCTAATTGTTACGCCACCTTGATTAACAATTAATCCCGCAGCACCAGATACAGCAAGACCAGCAGAGGCGCTTAAAGGTACATTAACAGTAACTTTACCGCTAGCTAATGATCCCGACGCTTCAAAAATTACATCATTGCCGTCAACTTTTTGTAAATTTTGTTTTGCGTTTAAATCAGTTAAAGACCTAACTTTTCTTCTAGTAGTAGCCATATTTTATTCCTCTATTATTTTTATAAATAGTTTTAAGAAACATCATAAGCAGTTGGATTCTCATTGATTGCCAATAATTTATAAGAACCAGACGTTGCTATATCTGGGGCGTACATACCAACAAAAACTTGTGATGCGCTAGTAAATAGCTCGTAAGCAATAATATCATTAACCCAATTAGCAGAACCACTTTCTTTAACCATTAAATTAATAATAAAATAATCTTGATCCGCAACGGCAAAAGATGAACTTCCATATTGCGTTAAAGGTAAAGCTTCTTCCGCGTAACCTTCAGCGTTAAAAGTCCCAGTGACCTTATATCTTAATTTTTTATAATTAACATTAACGATAGTGGTATCAGCACCACCACCAGAAGCAGATATGTTTGTTAAATATCTACCATCACCGACAAAAAACGATGCAGTGATTGGTAGTGAAGAACTTACAGTACCATTGTTTAATGAACCAGATATTTTAAAAAGAACATTACCGTCAATATCTTGCTTAATAACTTGTTTTTTAGTTAAAAGGTCTGTAAGAACTTTTACTGGCTTTACTGCCATTTAATTTATTCCTCTATCCCGTATTGCCGCTTTATTTCTTTTAAATTTTTAAGAAAATCAGGTTGTATTCCTTGCAAACGGGCCTTTTTATTTAATATATCTTTAATTAGTTCTAACTGTCGCTTTTGTGATTTTAATAATTCTAAAGCTTCTTGTTTAGAAACCTTTTCTTTATCTATTTTTAGACGAAATTCTTTTAATTTTGTTCTTATAATATATACCCAATTTGCAACTTGTATAAAATTAAAACTATACTTCATATTCTTCTTCGCTTTCTGTTTCTATTTCTGCTATAATTTTGTCATATTTTTTAGACATTTTATCAATTTCATCAAAAATTTCCTGCTTATTTTTTAATAATTGCGCCTGTGATTTTATATCTTTTACGTGAAACAAAATTAATTTTGTCATTTCATCAAAATCTTTTAATAAATAAGTTATTTTTCGCTTCATTTAATCCTCAAAATAAATAGTATACAAAAAAACAGGGCGGCATTTTAAGCCGCCCTGTCCAAAATTATAAATAATTAATAATTTTAAACCGCACCAGATGCTTCATTAACAAGAATCAATCTTACAGCTGCTCCGCTTGTTAAAGCTGGAGCACTAATAGTAACTTTTGGAAACCAATAGTTTGCTGAAGCAGTTCCTGGTCCTGAAATATTTGAAGCAGTTACTGTAACAGAAACAAGATCGTTTGTCCAGCTGTTAGCACCTGCGGCCTTTACGGCCACATCAAAAGAAGCAGATGTTAATAAATTAATTAAATCACCAGCTGTGCTAGCAGTAAGACCAGTGACGGCTTTGTAATAATGATCTGTACCGTTATCACCGAAACCAACAGAACCGCTAAACAAGAAAGAAACGTCACTTTGCCCATCGTGAGGAGCCTGCACCGCTGTACGTAGACCGTAATAAGAGGATCTAGTTATACCGCCGCCGATGCTTGTATCTAACTCTTTTATTGCCTCAAGAACATTAACAAAACCGCCATCGTAAGAAGTATTAGTCAGGTTCGTGAATGTTTTTCCAGACCCTGTTATTTGTAGATTAGGACGTATATAGACGTTTGATGATTGAATTTCAACTTCTGCATCGCCACCTAAAACGCTGGGGCCTAAAGAAACGGTAGCTCCTTTTATATCAACTTGAGAACCGCTCATTACTACGCGAGAGTCTGTAACACCAACATAATTTCCAGTAGATCCGCTGGTTATTGCAAAACCAGTTCCGCCCATTCCTAGGTCTAGTGTTTTTACCGCGACTGCACCACCAATTTTAACACCCTTATCAGCAGCAGCTCCTAACCAATGAGATGATCTAAGCTCATGCTCTGCATCGGAAGAAGAAACGAATGTAATTGAAGAAATTGCATCAGTTCCATCGTTATTTACACCACCGATAAACAAACCAGCGCCATTTACAGCTGAAGCTAGAGTTGACCCAGAGGCGATAACAACTTTTTTATCTTCAATAAATAAATTTTCAGTATCAATTTTTGTTAAAGTACCATTAACAGTTAAATTTCCATCAACTGTTAGCCCACCAGCACCAACATTTAATGTACCAAAACTTGAAACTCCGCTTGAGCTAACTGCGCTTGCTGTAAGCGCATTTAAAAATTCTGATGAACCAGTAACTTTTATACCATTAGCTGTAATTGTAGCCCCATTAGCTACAGTTAAAGAACCATTGCCGCCTACCGATAATGAGCCACTTGTGCTTAACGCACCAGAAACTTGTAATGCAGTTAAAATTTTTAATGGATTTGCCATTTATTTTTTTCCTGGTCAAAAGACCGTTTTAAGTATTTCTTTTAAATAAATAGTTTATTTTTTTTAAACTATCCAATTATTGTAACCGTATAAGAGCCTTGTTCTATAATATCACCCATGTCTATTGACAGATTATTTAAATCAGTAAAAGTCACAGATACTTCGACAAATGAATAATCTCCAAAATTTTCTCTTATACGGACAAACATGTCTCTTGTTGCAAGATTATGATTTATTGTATAAACAGAATCAATGCCGTTGCCAATATTATAAGTTTTTTTAACAGCAATTGTTGATGTAGCCTGAACCCCTGCATTTCTAAAAAGTTGCGGAGCTTCTTTTTGTTTTTTAGGCTCTTCTTGTATAATTGTTAAATTTTCTTTTGGTATAACAACATCAACTGCGTTTTCTTGTACTATTACTTGAGGTTTTTCTTGATTGTTACCTTCTCCAATCAGGTAACCTAATACTTTCACAGTTATTACGGACTTATATTTTCTCTCTTCTTCCCCAAGATTTGCTATACTGTCTTGTTGAAAATTAGAATCCATAAAACATTCGTATTTGTAGCCTTCCTTTTCTATAACAAAATAACTTTGAGCAGTTCTAGACATAAAAGGCTGAATTGCCTCATTCATCTGACTTTGATAATTTGTTACTATATTAATTTTGTATTCCACAGTAATGTAAACGGGTATAGGAATAGAATAAAATTGATATACTTTTTTTTTATTTTTTTTAGATGTTATAAAATTTACTTGATTTCTTGTTCTAAGAGTTTCTTGATTAGCAAAATTAGATGTTTTGTCTTGGTTTAATTCTTTTGCATAATAAAATCTATCTTTTGTCGGAGAAACATTGGCCTGATATGACCCTTTTTTTGTAGGATCTTTTGTGGTTGAAACTCTTTCTATCGAAATAATAGGAGGGATAAGCGATCCATTTTTATCGCGTATTTCTCTATTATTTTTTATTTGATAAGCTCTTTCGGCTGAAGCCCAAATAACTGGTATCTTCTCCCAGCCATTTATAGTTGTACAAAAAAGATTCAAACCTTCAACATAATCTAAGAAAGCAGCATCAATTGTTTCAATTGAGCTTTGATTAAAAAAATTTGTTTTTGTGTCAAAGGATCCTTTTTCCATTTAATTTTGCTTTAAGCTTTTTGATAACTAGCCACTATATTATATATAAAAAAATTACTTAAGTTGTCTGAGGAGGAGGCGTATACACTATAAACTTCAGTTCCAGACAATGGAATTTGTTTAAAGAAAACAAAATCTGAGCTTGAAATTTGTATTTCATACGCTTCAGATGACGCGCTTATTAGAACAGAGCCAGTGTAATTCCCATTATCAATATCTGCTTGCACAAGAATGAATGCATTTTGATTTGGAATTGGGCTTGGTAGAGTGCTAATTGGATAAAATCTTGTTAAAGCTGTTGAAGATGTAGAAGAACAATCGGCAGCTCCCGCAAATACATTAAAAATTAAACTATTATTAAATCTAAATTGATTTGATTCGCTTTCCCACACCAAAACTCCCGCGTCTGGAGGAGAATTTGTAGTAATATCTCTGCCTTGAATCTGTGTAGCGTTGCCGCCACCAGCACTAGAATTAATTGGATAACTAATAGGCATTTTAATAATTTATCCTTGTTGAAACTGCTTCTGGCGAAAACCCACCTTCGCTTTTGCTAACAAAAAATCCGCTATGTCTGCAATTTAAAGTTGTTTCATCTGCCATATAAGTACCGCTTGGAAACAAAATAAAAGAGTATTTTAATGGAGCAGATGAAGTATTATACATCTGAAAGCCGTTTGGACCCTCAGAACTTGAACCAACATTTATGTATAGATTGTAACTTGAAGGATTAAAAATAATTAAAGTTGAACGATCATTATCACCATCGGCTATTAAGAATGTTCCACTTGCACTTGATGTGTAATCAATATAATAGTCGCCAGTTGTGTAAGAATTATGAACAGTTTTTGTTGCAAAAGATGTTGTGGAGCTTTTTTTATAAATTGTTGCAATTGGGCTTGTGTTCGAGGCGGTTATGGTTAAACTGCTATTATTAATTGAAGCTGTAACATTTAAAGAAGAATTATTAATAGAAGATGTTACAGAAAGTGAGGTATTATTTATATTAACCGTGCCTGTTATCGTTGGGGTTCCGCTGATTGAGGCAGTCACTGCATTGCTAGATAAAGTTACTGTCGGAGTTCCGCTGATTGAGGCAGTCACTGCATTGCTAGATAAAGTTACTGTTGGGGTTCCGCTGATTGAGGCCGTTAAAGAAGAATTATTAAGAAGTAGCACTGAACCAGTTACCAAGACTGGGCTATTTGCTGATGACGAAATAAAAAGAGGATTTGCGGCAGACGAAGTAACAGATATATTGTCTGCAACTGTTATATCAACATTGACAGGCTGTAAAATAGCTACTGAACCAGTTACTAAAACTGGACTGTTTGCCGAAGAAGTCACATTTACGGATCCACTTATAGCATGAACTGGCACTAGACCATAACTTGAACTTTGAGCTGCTAAACTTGAATCTGCGCCTGCGCCGTCTTTTATTGCTAATGTATTTGTTGCGATGTCTGCCATTTTATTTTCTCTCTATCGATAATTAGTTATATATCTAATTTAAGTTTAAATGTAAACGCTCTGTTTTCAGTTTTTTTAACTGGTTTTGCCATTTTAGCTACCGCAATTAAATTTCTTTTTTCGTCGTAAATACCTATTTTTGATATATATGTTTGTTTTTCCAAAGAACCAGAATAATTTTCATATGGATATTTTACAATATTTTTTATTTCAATTTGTTCATTTTCTAAATATGAATTTGAAGAAGTGATAGGCCCTTTAGTTTTTAATTCTCCATACTTTATATATGTTAAATTGTTAGAATGGTTCATATCGCCTTTATTTGCATGGGCGAGCATTGTTATAGTTGGTACATAATTTATACCTTTAAAATTTAAATCAAAGCTGGAGCCTGTTGTTAAATTATTTGAACCCGTTATACCACAGCCAGCTCCCCAATGTATCCATTTAGGGTTTTCAGCCGCTTGCACACTTGGAGAATAAACATAAACTTCATCGTGTAACGTAGATAAATTCCAAGTGCCAGTTAATATTATAAATCCTTCGTTATACAGAACAACACCAGCAACTAAATTAACATTAGAGCCAGTTGTTTCTATCATTTCGCCATTTTTTTTTATGTCTTGTAATTTTCCTATTAAAGTACCAGAAACATAAAAACTTATTTCTACGGTTCCTTTTTCTATAGAAGAACCATAAAATATAGATGGTATACTAATTAAAGCCAATTTTTGTTTTTCTTTACTACCGTGAGAAGAGCTATAAGCAAAATGAGGGCTATAAACCGTATTTCTATTTAAAGTATTTTTTAAAGCATAAATTTCTTTTTTTGATGTATCGTACTCGGAGGTTTCATAAAAATATTTTACATCTATAGAAGAAGTATTAGGATAAAGAGAATATTCTAAATCACCAGGTAAACTAGAATTAAAGGAAGCAGTACCAGTTGTCTTAAACGATTCCTGGCTGCTTCCTTTTGGCACATATGCATAATATTGAGTTGGATTAGCCATATTAAATTAATGCTATATTATAAGAATTTTCTTCACATGACAAATCAAAAGAATTATCGCCACACCCAACTACGGCATCTGGCACCGATTCTACTTTTAAACCGTTTAATCTAGCATATCCATCTAAAGAATTGTTTAAATATCTTTCACCTACATAAATTTTAAACTTAAACTCAGGTGTAGTTTTTAAAACATTTTTAAATATATCGTTTTTTTCAAATTTTTTTAAAGACATTTTAGTAATCCAATCTAACTCTCAAAATTATTTCTTGTGTTGGATCTTTTTTAATTGGTTCTGATAATTTAGCAACTGCTAATAATTCATTATCAGGAGAGTACAAGCCAACTGTGGTTATATACGAAACTGGGGCATCTGTTGTTTTATTTTTTACAACAATTTGACTTTGTGATAAATAAGTTGGGTTTGAGCTATAATTAAAATCATTATGATTTATTCTACAAAAATGGATTGTAGAGTTTAGTTCGGTAGTATTATTAAAAGTTATATTTTTAATTTTTTTCTTAAAGCCTATCACTGCGTCGTCAATAGAGCCAGACCTAAATAAATCTTTAAGATTTGTAAAAGTAGTAGTGCCGCTACCAGAAAATGGTACAGCTGTGCTGAGTTGGCCCTGAGAATTAGACTCTATTGCATCTACTGGGCTTGTACTGGCACTACTAGCGGCAAAAATAGCAGTTGATAACACCACAACACCAGCCTGGTAGTATATCAAGCCAACTTCCTCGTTTGGATTATTTCCATCATTTCCGCTTATACCACTAATTTTTAAAATTCCAAATTCTCCAATTGGTGAATTTGTTTTATAGTTTGTTGCTGCCTCGGAATCAGAAACTAAACAAGTTTGTGCTGTAGGGTCCGTATTGCTTGTTCCTATGCCTAATGTTAGCTGAAAACTTCCTTTTTTAATTTCATCTTTAACTAAAAGTCTGCTGAAATTTAGAAAAAATGCAGAGGTGTATTTATCGGTAACAATGCCAGAAGCTTGGTCGCCATCTCTATCAAATTTTAAGATAGATCCAGTTGTATCGAAGCCAACTAACGTTTGTGCCATCTGGTTGTATATATTTATTTTTTTACTTGCATAGGCATCAATACCGTTGTGGGGTCCGCTACTACCAATTGAGCCGCTTGATAAACCAATCGTTGCATCAAATAAATGATTTGCCGAAGAGCTTTGATAAGGATAATCATAAAAGCTTGTAAACATACCATGTGAATAAGTTTTTAGCGCCCGATCACCAGATGAAGCTCCACGATATGATGAGCTAATTCCAACTATCGTTCCTGTGATCGGAATATTTTCATGCAAAAGCGTTTTTGTTGAAACAATATCATCATCAAGAAATGTCTTATAAGTAGTAGCCATTTAAATACCCCTAAAATTATGAAATTTTCTTTATTAAAACAACTGGAACGTCGATAGCATAACCAGTAGTTAGACCAGTAATTCTTACTGTTGTTACTATACTTCTAACGTTGGTCGCGCTGGATGCGCCGCCATTTACTGTAAATTCGTTAGTAATATTTGTACCCACTTGATTAAATAGGTAGTCGCTTGTTGCAACTTCTACGGCGGCTTTTAATTTAAACTTTAATGTTGTGCCTCTAGAACCAGCGATTACTTGTCCGCTAGTGTTAGATGAACCAGCTAAAATGACAGTTTGGTCTGTGTTTTCGGAAATATATGCTGGGTCTGGCCCTAAAGATAAATAATACGTTGCAATATCGTCGTCATCAATAAAAGAAGGAACCGCAGCATTTTGCCCATTTGGATCAACTATTGATGCAAATCTATTGTCAACTTCAATTAAATATTGCGTTTCTTTCAAGTCTGGGTCTAGTTGAAGTGTTGCTGGAACGCTGGTATTGTCTATGCCTTGGTCAATTCTAACAACTTCTCCACCAGCAGTAGGACTAAACCCTCTAAGGATACCAGCCTTACTTAAGGCAGTTCCATCATATTCTAAACCATCTTGATATATAAAACCGTCTTCTGTATCTTTATCTACTGCCAAAATGTATCCACTTTGGACTATTTTTGAAATAGCAAAATTTGAACCACCTTTTTCAATATTATTGATCTTAAGGACTGGTAAGTATAATAAATTATTTCTAGAGATTGATATTAATCTGCTATTTAAGGAAGCAATATTGTTCGTAAAAGCTTCAAAAACTGGAGTTTGCATAATTTTTAGATCATAATAAGCAGATCCGCTCGCATTGGTTTTATCATATAGGCCATAATTTATTTCATCATCACCAAGAGCAAATTTAGTAATTCGGAAAGAACCATCGCCTTTAGCTAAACGCATTCTGCCAGTATCAGTAAGAACCGCATCTAAAATTATATCACCGCTATTATCTAAAAACGCCATTTTATTCTCCTAAAACAAAATTCTTTTTATAAGTAGTATTTAAACCATTTATTCTTCTATCTTCTTTACATCAAAAGCTATGTTGATATCTATTTTTTTACCAGAAGATATGGAATTTACTCTTATTTTAAACTTCTTGCCCCAAACATCTTCTTTGTTGACGCCAACTAGCAATTTTTCTAAAATTTCTTTCTTATCTGTTAGCCCTTTAAATTCATTGTTTCTCTCCAAATCGATTAATTTATTACCAAGAGATGGAGATATTGATAGATATCTTTTCATCTTTTTTGTAGGCTCTTTTAGTGATTCTTTGTTTATTTCAAAAATATTAACAATTGGAAAAATCATCCCATTATCATTAACTATTTCAACTTCGTATATTGGAGTTGGGTTAGAAAAATTTTTATGGTAGTCAAAACTTCTAAAAATATAATAATATTTTTTATTTGAAGATACAGAGTCCACAAAAGAACCAGCTGAACTTTCTAAATTATCTATTACAATTTTTTTACCAGATAAAAAATCTTCAACTGATCTTGGGGCAGTTTCTAATTTATACATTTCAAAATAATCACTAGGTTCTTCTGACTCGTAGATTAATTTACCGTCTATTCTGTCTTGCGATCTTAATAATTTTTTTATTAAACTTTCCTCTTCAGCGGAAAATGAAACTGGCTTTTCTGTTTTTCTTCCAACTGATGTATTTAAGTTTATTTTAAATTTATTATGAATTCCAATTAGTGGAAGAATTTCTACTTCTGGGTCTAGCGGAGGGTTATCATAAAGTATATTTTGATATTCGGCGCTCTCAACTTCATACATTTTAATCGCTGGTTTTATACTATATTCTATTACGACAGTATCGGGAGGTCTGTTGCTGCTTGGTATTGATGGAACTGGAATCTTTTTTTGTGAAAATTTTACGCCAGAATCAATAACGGCAACTATCAAAGAAAGCTTATATCTATAATTTTTTCCATATTTTACTTGAGTGTCAATAAACTCTATTTTATCATTAGACAAAACACCAGGTAAATAAAATTCTTGCAATGGTACTGTGCCGTTGATAGTATCGTATTTTGTTATTTTATAACCTATTACTTCTGAGTAGCATGGTTCATTTTTTATGATCTGTCTTAAGTTTAATTTTTTTAAAGACAGCAGCTCGTTAATCTTTCCAGTAAATTCGTTAGTATCTCCAACAATTTCATTGTTTTGTATAATTGCATTTAAAAAATTAATAGGATCAAGCCTTTTAATGCTTAAATTTGAAAATACTGGTTGTGGTTGAACCGCGTCAAAGATTTTTTTATTAACTAAAATACTAGAATCTTGTGATTTAAGAGCAAATTCATCTAAAGTTTTTTTGTATATTTCAAATTTATCAAAAATATATGTGAAATTTTTTTCCCCAGAGGAGTTTTCTAGAGAATTATTAAAAAATATTTCAGTATAAAATGGAAACTGTTCTTTAAACGGATTAAAAGTTTTAAAATATGAATAAATATTAGGTGTTTTAAAATTGTCCGCTAGCTCATTTTTTTGTATAGCTTTTAATAAATCTTGACTTATTTTTGAATCATAAGAAACTTTCTTATATGTCTCTTTTACTGGTAATTGTGGATATTTTGTACTTAAATTTTTTTCAAAAAAATCAATACTATCAAATCTAGTTTCTGGGCTTTTGATTAATTCTTCTAGGACAGTATCGTAAAAATTTGGAAGATTGACTTCTGGTATTACTTTTGTTGTACTTGTAACGTAATCTTCAAAAGCCTTTATTAAAAAATTATACTCCAAATTCACTAAAAAACTAAAAATACTACTTGCATTTAAATTTGTTATAGACGGAGCTTCAACTTTTTCTTCAGTATGCGTAAGAACCTCAAAATTTAAATAAGATAAATTGTAGCTACTATCCGAAAAAATTGGAATTGTATTTAATAAATTTTTATAAAAAAATCTGCCAGTAACTTCGCCTGGTGTTATTGTTTCTTGTATTTCTAATAATTGCTCTTCTTCTCTCAAAAAAGATAAAATATCATTGTCGTATGATTCGCGTAAAGTTGTTTTTTTTAAATTAATCATTTTATTTCCTACTTTAAGCTCTTAACTGTTGAAAACATTTTAATAGCTTCTATAGTTAATATTTTTTCTTTTTCTTGGGTTGATATAGTTTTTTGTGTATCTACTATTTTGTTTCTTGATTCTATAATTACGTTACTTATTGTATTTTGCTCTTCGATAGAAATTTCTTTCGTTAAATTTAATTCATTTAAAGGCTTTTGTATAACTGCGCTTAATTTTGTGATTGGTTTTGTTAAAATTTCTAAATTTGTATTTGTTAAATTTACTGGTAAGCTAACATTAAGTCTTGGTTTGTTTTTTTCTAATTTGTTAGTCAAATTTGGAATTTGTGTAATAGGGCGATTTTTTTGAAAAATATTTTTTTGTACATCAATAATTTTAAAGGTTTTTTCTATTTTGTTAAATTTAATTTTTGATCTTAAACTTAATAAGTAAAACAAATTTGTGTTCTTTAATTTTTTTAAAGATAGCTCAACATTTTCTGCGGATACGTTTTTTTCTAAAATAAAATGTTTATCAAAAATTGGCAACGATACCTCTTCAAAAAAATTTAAATCAAACGAAGAGTCTGAAAATAGCTTCAGTCTACAAAGAAATTTTTTGTTTTGCGGCAAAGAGGTATATAATGATTTTGTAAGAATTTGCCAATTAGAATCTTTAATATTTTTAGATTCTAATTTTATTTCAATTGAATGCACAGTGTTATATAACAATAAAAATTTAGAATTATTTTCTAAATTGGTAAGATACTTTATATTTGCGTCAGAAAATATTGAATCGTTTTTTTGTATTAAAGAATATATCTGAAATGGTATGAACATTTCTTTTTCAATTATTTTTTCACTAAAAATACCTAATTTATTATTTTTTAGTATTCTTGGAGCCTTATTAAAAAATGGTTTTGGTTTCGTATTTTTTAACATTCCCAGAAAAAGAATTTCTGGATTTACAGTATTATCCTGAAAATCTCCTATCTCCGCAGCATTTATTTTTATTTTTTCATTGTCTTCTAGTGGTAAAAATAAATTTTTAGTTATAAATGAATAACTATTAATCAATTTTTCTGTTTTTAATATTAATTTTTGCTTTTCTGGTGATTTTGAATTTATAAAATTTTCTATAGATGCTTCTTTTTCTTCATTTCCTAATGAGTTATATCTTTTAATATCAAGTTCTAAATCTACAAAATCATCATTATTAATTGTTCTGATGTTTTTTATAGCTATTTTTTTATTTTTTGAATTTATAAATTCTGGTCCAACGCTAGAAAATCTATAAGATTCCACGGCTTCTGAAATTGAATTATTTTTTGTATATTCAAAGATATCTTTTGCAATTTTTTCCTCAAATACTTGGTTTGAAACCCTAGTTAATTCATTTTTTTTATTTGGAATATTAAAAAAACCATAGCCTATTGAAGAACCTTCCGAAGAATTTATTATTTGCTTTTCAAACCAATGTTCGATTGTAAAGAAAGTATTTGTATTATCTTTTAAAATTCTTTCTATTTGCAAACATACTTTTTCATATAATTTTATAAAATAATTTATTGTTGTTGTATTCGCGCTAGCTGGGCTTAGAAGCCCGAGCATGTTTGCAACTAGGTCATTGTCGTCGTCTAGTAAAAGACCAAATAATTTTATGGTTCGAACAAAATTAGTTACAGCATCGGTTAGCTTAGACTCATAAGAAGCTGGGAAGACATTTTCTGCAAAATTTCTAGTGAATGAATTAGTGATCGGATCGTAAAATCCTTGTATTGGAGATATGTTTTTGGAATTATTTCTATATTTTACTAGGTTATTTGTTTCATTTAGGTAAGATTTAAAAACTGCTATATTTTCTAAAAATAATTTTTTTATCTCGTTTAAATAATTTACGTATCCATCATTAACGGTTATCTCTACTCCATATTGATAAAAAGAGTTTTTATTTTTATAAAGAGTTTTATCAACAACTTCAATTGTCCTAAAATTATCAAATAAATCGATTTCTCTTATTAAACTATTATTATCCTCTTTTTCAAATAAAAACAAACTAAAATCTTTTTTTTGAGATGTCGAAGCAACTAATTCAACTGGTAGTTTTTTTAAATAATATTTTTTATTATCTTTAGTATATTGTAGATGCCTTCTTACTACTTTTATTGAAGAAATCTTGCACTTCTCTTGAAGATCAGAAGAAAAAATAGAATTATTTAATAATTTTGAAAAATTAGAATTTTTTTGAATTAATTTTTTATAGTCAATTGAAAAAAGAATATTTGAATTACCCAAAGTATCCCTTGAGTGATGTAAATCCGAGAAAAAAACGTCGGTTGGCTCTTTTTTTATTTGCTGAGAAGCTATTTTTGTAAATTTATAATCAAAATTTATTTTTTCATTTATTTTTTCTAAAATTTCGGATGTTTTAAAAATTTTATTTATACTTCTAATATCCTGTACAATGTCTGGGTTAACATTTTTTCCGCTTTCATCAAATATATCTATAATTTTTAAATTACTCGAAAGAGCTTCGATGGTTATATACTCTTTCATAAGACCAGTTCTAGTCATAAAATCTTGTAAACTATAATAAAAAATCATGCCATAGGATAAAAATCCTAAATTTTTTTCTCTAAAAATAAACTTTTTTTGATATAAAAGCGTGACATTATCATCTTCTAGATAATGTTGATTTATATCTTTTTTATCACCAATAAATTCTATTGAGGGAAATATTTCTAGGCTTTCAGTGCCATATTTGTTTATTATATTGTTTATTTGTTCTATATTTGTTGCCGAAAGTAACTCATTTTTCATAGAATCAGACGAAATTTGAAATATTTTAAGTTTTAAATTTTCTTTTTTATCTTGTTTTTTTAAAATTTTTGGATTCGTTATATTTTCAACAATATTGATGTCTAGATCACATAGCGTATCAGTGCCAGAACTTCTGAAAACAGCGCTTTTAATAGAAAAAGAAGTTAAAAGTGGATAATTTGTTTCTCTAATTTTTACTATTAAATCTTCCGTGGCGTTTAAATACATTAACAATCTTCTCCAAAAGGTTTTGTTTGAGCTGGGTTTTGATAAATTCCAGACGTATCCACCTTAGCATCTTCTGGTAAGTCTATTTCTTCATCAACTAAAATATCTAAATAATATTCTACATTTGTTTCATCTGGCGTGGCATATGATGCCTCTTTATAAATATAGTCGTCAAGTAAAATATTATTTTTTATATTTGTTGGTTTTTTAAAAAAGTACAATTTTTTCCAAATTTTTCTTTTTTCACCATTTGGTAATAATTCTTCATCTTCTAAAAAGACCTCTAACTCAAAATTTTTGTTATTGTCTTCTACGTTTTTTTCTAATATATCAAATATTTTAGTTAGCTCGTCTGCATTGCCAGTTAAAATAACATTTTTGTCTCTGGATATACCAATTTCAACTAGTATATTTTCCTTACTTGTTACGTCATCCATTTTTTCTTTTGAAAAAATTTTATAACTACCAGTAGCCATATTGACCTGTGGTATGTTATAAAAATTTTTATACAAACTTACTGGATTTTCAATAATTAAGCTAGAATCTGTTGTATCTATTTTTGAATTTTCTGATAATACTTTTAAATTCCATGCTGGATAATATTTTGAATTAGGGGACGATTTGCCAAGTGGGGCAAGAACAATATTTTCTGCGTCATTATATCTTCGCAGACCTTCTTCTGATTTTTTTAATCCCTCTAAATCTTCATTAATTATTAATTGCTCTTGTTCTTTGGCTTTTATTGAAACCGAAAAAACATTATATACAGGTTTACTTATAGGAGTTTCTTCTAAAATTCTAGTCTGTGCCGCATTTTGACTTTCTGTAACACTTGCATGTTTTGCGTCATATAAAACGTCATCATCAAAAAAAGAATAATAGTAAGGCTGAAATTTGCCCTTAGAAAGCAGATATTTACCATATTGTGTAAGTTCTATATTAATTATTTCTTGTTTTGAGTCAAAAAAAGACATTAATTATTTTCCTCTTTTTCAGCTTCAAGTTCAATTTCTACATTAACCATTTCTACTAAAGAACAAAAATCATATGGATAATTAAATGAATATTTTGGTATTTCTCTTTTTGATTTAAAATTTTTAAATTTAAATCTTGAATCTTCTGGTGAATCTTCAATTAATTCATAGTAGTTTGTGCCTGCTTTTTTCTTAACTTTAAACAACTTCATTCTTGTATCTGGTTCTGGTTTTAATCCGTGGAATAAATCGTTTTTTGTTAATGGATGAGAGATTGTAAAATCTTCTAGTTCTGTCGTGTAAGAAGATTTTGGCATCAATCCCTGCCAAATATCCGATAGATCATCTCTTTCTAATCTTGTGCTGAATTCTGCTATATACATAACAAAAGGGTCTATACTTAGATTCCTTAACCAGTCTAAATGAGGAGGAATAACATAGTTTGTTAAAGAGTTTACTAATTTTACAATGCTATTATTTTTATCTACCTTGTCAGACTGAACAACCGACTTTATTTCTTCAAATGTTATTTTTGAATTTTTATCAAAAGACAAACCAAGTGCCTTGCTTAAAACTTCTCTATCAATTTTATAATAATATGGACCATTTTTTCTAGAGTTTGCATCATATATACCATTTTCTCCTAAAATTTCTGGTAATGTTTCTGCAAAATTTCTATTAATAGAGCCACCATGATTTTTAATAAAAGTATAAGGGATCATTAGAACACCTTCTTGTAAGCTTTTATTATCTCCAACTAGACCAATTGTTCTTTTTTCATCTTTTTCAAAACCACATAAATCAATCAAAGAGCCAGTCCCTCTTCCTTGAGCATTTTGTGAAGATGTAAAAGAATTTTGAATATAAAAGTCTATACCCTCACCAGATTTTGTTGGAGAACCATATGTCGTCCACATGCCTTTAAACAAATATTCATAAAATCCTCTAATCCCGCTAGAAAGTTTTTCTCCTCCAATAAATCTTAAACCAAGATTACCAGACAATCTGCTATTAATAAAATTAATACTAGGAGTTTCATATTTTGTCTGTATAACCCAAGAGTAAGAATTATTTTCTCTATCTTTAATAGTATTAACTGTAGATGTTTTAGAGTCGTGTTCTACATTTTTTTCTTGCTTCTTTAACAATAAATTAATACTTGCACTTAAATTCATTCTTTGAGTATATGCTGGAGAATTCTTATAATTTGTATTAACTGGTGCTGTAAAATTATTTTGTAGGAATGAGCTTCTTTCGGCAAAAAGATTTTCAAGCTCTTCGTTTATGTACTCAATTTTAGCTTTTGATTGTATTTCAGCTAATGTATAATTTCTTGTTTCATCCGCTAAGAAAGATATTCTTCCAACAGCTTTTCCATAATAATAAGGAGGTACATAAGGAGCATAAGAAGGTGTATCAATTAACTTAAAAAAGTAATTATATGGGCTGTAAAAAATATCATACGTATTTGTTTGCCAGTATCTTGTAGGTGGACCGTATAAAGAGTCGGCAGATGGTAATAATAATACGCCATCTCTAAAATTACTTCTTATTGTTTTTAAACCTTCTTGATAAGGATCGGCAAAAAACTGCGTAAAATTGTCTTTTGCTTCCAAAACAACATCCATAAAATATGTTGTACCAGAAATTGCAGTTTTAAATTCTGTTTCAGGAGATGATTTAAAATTATTTAATTTTTCATTTAAGAAAAAGTTTGGCACTTCTGCCAAAAAATTATGCATTGCAAGTTTGTAAACACTGTCAGTAAACATAAATTTTCTAACAGACCCAGTACCCATATTATAAAGAGGAAATGCTAAATCAGTGTAATCAGAACCAGTAATTGTATCTGATGAATAGTAGGTTGGATTTAAGTAATAAAGATTATTTGAACTATTTTTAAGCTGTTCTGGGATGATCGTATCAAATTCTACCAATGATTCAAATGGAAATCTGAAATTAAATTCCGAGTCAATATAAAATGAACCACTATATGATCTTCTTTCTAATGCTATGGCGTCGTATAAAGTTTCTTTAATTAAACTTGAACCAGAATTTGAATAAAATCCAGGTTTTGTACTAAAACTACCAGAATTTGCTATAAACGTTGGAAAATCTACTGCAATAGAAGCCTTAATTGTATTTAATAAAATTCCTGGTGAAAACAACGGCTGCATCAAAGCCAGAGCTTGTCTGTCTATTGGCGTTCCATTAGATAGCACTGAACTAAATTTTTCATCCGCATCTATTGAAGAAGTAACAGAATTATCTTGAGATAGTAAGAATGAATTTAAAAAGTAATTTGATAATTGTAAAATATAATCACTAGGATAAAAGTTTTTTTCTGGTCTTAATTTTTTGATAGCAGAAGTTTTTATTTTTAAGGAAAGATTTTCATTATTTTTTACATTTTCAAAAATTGTTTTGCTTCTAATTGTATCTGTTGAAACAATGTTATTATTTATATTATTTGAATCTTTTATATTTTCATCAAATCCTCTATAAGATAAATAATCTTCTTTTAATATAGTTGTAAAATTTCCATTTTTTTCTTTTATTGTTTTTTCAACATAGCTGCTAATTTTATATTCTGGTATGACAGAGTATTTTTGGGACATTGGTTTAAAATCTATTGCATAATCGCTATAAGAATCAAAAAATGGTTTTTTACCAGAAATTTCTTCTATTTCGTATACATAACCGTTATTTAAAATATGGATAAATTCTTGTCCCCTATATTGAGTTACTTTTTTAATTGTATTAGAATCGCTATTATATTCAACTTCATCTATTCTCATACCACTACTTTCTGTTATTCCAACTGATGGTGGTATAAAATTATTAAAAATTAATTGTGGTTTTGGCATTAATATAGATCCGCTATATCCCTCTATTTGTCTAGAGTATTTTCTGTCTTTTAGAACGGGACCAGATCTTGTGCCAAGATATTGACCAGCTATATAAAGTTTATTATCGACCATTGTAAGACCAAGAACCTTGTCTTCAGCTGTTAAGTTAAAGCCGTTTCTTTCATCTCTTCCAATTACGTTCCACGTGTTATTACTCCATCTTGCTATATTATTTACCAGTGTGTTACCAGCTTTTGTAAATTCTCCTCCGACATATAGGCCAGTTGATGTTGAAATCATGGTATATACGGGTCCATTTAATCCAGTTCCAAGAGCCGTAAAAGAACCAGTAATGCTTGGAACACCACCTACATCATTAGGAACAAATGTACCACCATTGTATTTTACTATATTATTAGCAGCTTTTCCGCCAGCTGTAGTAAAATTACCTCCTATAAAAACTTCAGAAACGCCGTTACTTGCCGTAGGACTTAAAGCTATTGAGTATACAGGACCACCTATACCAATAGTACCAGAGCCAATTCCAACAGCCCCATTTATTAATTTTTGGCTATTGAACCCAACACTAGCCTGCGTAAATCTTTTTATATAATTAAACGTGCTGTTACTATTGCTACGATAGGAGCCAGTAAAATCTCCACCTATAAATATCCCAAGCGATGAAGATGCAATACAACGTACTGGATAATTTTTTGGGTCAAAAACTCCCTCCCCAAAAAATGTTAAACCACCATACCAGCTTGAACTTTCAGGAATAAACGCCGCTATACCTTTCGTAGCAGAAGAGCCATCAAATTCATCAAAAGCGCCAACTGCAATTATATAAGTTCTGTTGTCATAAGAAGCAGTAATTACTTGGTATACTTCATCATTTGGCTGGCTAGAACTATAAAAGGGAATCCATTGATTATCCTTCCATCTAGCAATTCTATTATAATTTGCATTTCCTCCAAAATTTCCACCACTAGAAGTAGTAAACGCCCCAGCCGCAACCAAGCCAAAATGAGAAGAAGAGCAAATTGATTTTACAGATACGTATGGTGCGTCGTTTGATGTTGGGGTATTAAATAGTTCAGCACCACCAGAGGCTGTTAGACGGTTAAAGTTACCACCATGATATCTTGCAATTCCGTTTGCAACACTTCCGCAAACAATTGAAAAATTACCAGCAACATATAAGCCTTCCGAGCTGGAGATAAACGCATAGCTTGAAGTTGTTTTTAGAGTATCAGAGAAACTATCGTCTATTCTGCCATTTAATTTATAAATGTTAGTACGAGAAATGTCGTAATAAGAAAGATTGTTTAAAGTATACTGTATGTTTCTTCTTCTATTATAGTCTGTTTCTAAGAAAGTTATATTATTTAGATAGCCTCTAAATTTATCACTATCTTGTAATGTTATTGTTTTTTTATAATCATTTCCAGTTCTATCAAAACTGCCTCCAAATAAAAATACATCTGGGTCTGCAACTGTTGGCTGTTTATCTATAAAGTTTTCAAGTGTTTGTACAGAACCAGTAAGCGCCTTTACAACGCTCCAACTGCCAGAGAACGTAGCGCGAGAAGTAGTATTGTATCGTAAAATATATGAAGTCCCAAGATAGCTAGAAGAAGCAGCTGCATAAAGACCAGAAGAATTAGATAAAATATCATTAACAATCAATTCATTAGAAATTCCAATACTTGTTTTAAAATCTTTACTACTGTCGATATTTTCCCATAAATATATCCCTACATCTAAATATTGATAATATTGATTAACGTTGTTCCATCTTGCCACACCACTTGAATATCCTTCATTATTTGGAAAATTTCCTGCAATAAAAAAAGAGCCACTGTTGTCTGCTGAATCTTCACAGATTGACGCAACTGTTGTAAAGTATGACTCAAACTCATCATCTGGCTTACGTTTCCATCCATTTGCAAGATGTCCAATACCGTGAAAATCATCATCTGGAGGATAGTAAAGTATAGGCCCTTCAAACCTGCCGCCTGTTACGTAATTATCCTCATTGCCAATAAATCTTCCTCCAATTACTATTCCTTTTCTACCAGACGCATACCCGCCTATGCCATTTGAAGTAGCCGAGGCGGTCATAATACATAAAATTATATCTCTAGTGTCTGTTTCATGGAACGGAGATGCATCAGTTCCAAATTTTGTTCCAGTATTTTTAAAGGCGTAACCGCCATCACCATCTTGATAATCGTCTATCGCAAAAAAACCAAATTTTTCAAATTCAGTGTATGGCGCAGCACCAGCAGGGTCAATTCCGCTAAAATTACCGCCAACATAAATAATTTTGTTGGTTGTTAAACCAAAATTACTAACTGCGACTGGGTGCAGAGTCGAAGTAATAGCAGTTCTAATTTCTCTTTTTTCTGTTGCTGATTCATCGAGTAGCGCACCTTGTATTGGAGTTAAAGCGGCTATAGCAAGATCAGGTTCAACAAGATAATAGAGAACGACACCAGGGGCATCGACATCTCCCCCTTGTTCTTCTGTTGATACTATAAAATCAAAATTTCCGAACGCAAAAAAATAATTTTTACCATATGGTATTACTTTATAAATTGTTGTTTCAAACTCATTAGATTGTTTTATAACTCTAAACTCGCTAGGGACACGAAAATATGATCCCGCCTCTGTGTTGTATCCAGCGATTGTTTCTTGGCCATATGCAGTAGCAAATTTACCACCAAATAAATAATAATAATTATTTACAGCACAATCATAAACGCTAGAAGTTAAGTTGTATGTGTCATCAAAGGGAAGACCTTCTAAAAGTTTATTCATACTACCAGAATAAAAAATTGATATATTTTGATAATCAAGATCTGACAAAATACTTGAAGTCTCTAAGGAAACCGTAGAATTATCATAATCATTATATGAATCTAAAGAAAATATTGAATTTTTATAAGTCTTGTTTTGATTTATTGTGAAAGAACCTTCGAAATCATTTCTTGGATAAAAATTATTTGCATAAGCGTCCATTGTTCTACTGCTTGGAAGATTATTTAAGTTTTCTTTTGCAAACCCGTATAAATCAAAACTACCAGAAATTTTTTCTCTTTGTTTAACATCATCTTTCCAAAAAGTGTTTACATCAACAACACTTGCGGTGCTATCTGTTTCTTCGTAATTTGGCTTTGAACGAACTTGGTATGTTGTTATGTCTTTACGTTTTGGAAAAATATTTTGTGCATATGTTTTTCTTAAAATTTTTGGTCTTGGTTCGTACAAACCATTTTCTAGTTCTGACAAAATATCGTTTGTTTGAGGCTCTGTTCTTTCTTTCGCTCCCAAAATTTTTGTTAAAGAATCGTTAGCTAGTTTGTCTTTATTGTTGTCATAAGTGCTTAAAATTTCTACTGGATTTTCCGAACCAGTAACAGCAACTAAATGTGTCATTGGTGCGTTAAACTGGACTGGTGGTTCCTTATACGATGTAAAAGTATCAGAAATTCTATCTTTATAAAAGACAACTCTTTGTTTTTCTATTTTGCTTTTTTGCTTTGGTGGATCTTGTACCAAAATTTTGTTATTTTTTCTAGAAAGTTTAAGTATTCTTTTATCTGCATTTCTAATCTGCTTCCAAGAAGCCATACCATAAGGGCCGTCTTTTGCTAATAAATATGTATTTAAATTTCCACTCAAAGATGATAGTGGAGATATTGTATTAGAGGCGGTATTTACATTAATTATAACATTTGTATTTAAACCAATAAAATCCGCAACCGCACCTAAACCACCAGCGGTCAAAGAGCCGCTACTAGCGCTTAAGAAGGCTAATGAGGAAGTATAATCTCCTTGAGAATATACTGTTAGATTATCATAATCCGTGATATAGCCGCCAGCATTCATGTTTCCCGTTAAAGAACTGGATATCCACAAATATTGTGAATCGCTTCTTGGTATCTGGTGGACAATAAACTGATTATCATATTTTGTTTTTGTTCCAATATTTGCATCATCGCTTGTTAATATTGAAAATTGTTTAAATGAATTTTTATTTACTTTATGTAAAGAAGGTCTTTCTTCATTTATACTTGAAGTTTCTGCATATAATCTATTTAAGTTTCTTCTAACTACATAGTTCCTATTATTTAATTCATTGTATGGAGAAAGCTCTTCGCCTGTATGCTCTAGCGCGCCCCTACTGATAACTTCTGCGCCACCTGGAGCAGAAAATCTTTCTACAATAACAGTTTTAACTGTTGGTCTTGTTGGCAAAGCTCTATCAACTACACCGCTGATGTCTGGGTTTGGGCTAGGTAAATTGATCGTATCAATTATTTCGTTTAAACCTATATTTGTATTAGTTCTACCAGAAGTTTGTACGTATTCATATTTATTAAAATAATTTCCTTGGTCTACATCTGGTGTTAAAATTTGTCCAGAGGCCGTTAAAGATTCTGATGCGAATGTAAATGTAGAATTGAAAGGTATATTTTGAACTTTTAAAGGATTTATTACTGAAACTGGGTTTTCTAGAAGTGATGACGTAATAAGCCCGATATTTGAAAAGGCTCTAACAATATCTTCTTTTCCTTGATATTCTACTTCATTTACTGTATCATATTGTTTAGGAACTTGATTTAAATTTTTTCCAAATATAACTTTTCTAATTTGCTCTCTATCGCGGTCAACATCTGCATCGCCAGAAGAAACCAATGGATTAGTTCTTTCTACTCTTTGTTTAAGCCACATAGAACCAGTAGGATTGTTTGCTGCCACTTGTTCTTCATACTTATATCTTAATGGGTTTGTTGTTGTAGTTACTGGTTCGCCCTTTTTTTCTAACGTTGGAAGCTTATTTTCATACTTATTTCTCTCTAATAGATGGCTTTCAATAATGTTTCTAACGTTATCAGAAACATTTGCAGAAGCTGGTATTAGCTGATTAATCATCAACGAAATAGAAGAATCAATCCATTTAAAAAACTCAATAAATTTTTCAAAGTCTGGTTCATTTCTTACTTTTTCAAAAAATAGTTTTCTTAAATAAGAGAGATTTTTGTACTCTTTACGATATCTTTCTGATGGATCGCCTATTAAATTATTAAAAGAATGGATCGTAGCGAACCAAGACATGATCTCGTCGTTTATTATCTGAGACATGCTTTTTTCTATTGAATAGAAATATGTTATTGGTTTTGAGTTTCTTGTTACATTTATGTCATCTGTATCTCTTATCTGTATAAGTTCTGAATTTGAGATAACTTCTGGGTTTTGCAGCTTGGCTGCATACACGTACTCTTTATTTGTAACTTGGGTGTCGTTTGGATAAAATGCTTTAGCAAAACCAGAATGGCGGTATTTTACAATATCGCCAAGCCAACCAAAATTATATTCAAGAGCTGCCGCGACTGATCCACTAGATACATCTTCAACAGTAAACTCTCCTTGTGCATTTGAAGAAGTTACTGTATTGAAGTCCCAATTTAAAGCTAATAAATCTGCTTTTGAAAGCATTAAAGTATTGGCATCTTTATTTGTTAAAAAAGCATTCCAATAAGGATATTGTCTTCCAAAACTTGAAGGATCGTATGAATGAGCTTTTAATTCATCGTCACTTAGATAATCAAGCCAAAATCTTACAGAAGAAATTTTAACATCCGTGCTTGCCAACAAACTTGAAGTGTCAAAATTTTGATAATGGGCACCAGCATAAACTCTCTTATTTTTAGATAAAGCAGTTTTTGCGTCACTTTCGTTGATTGATGCAGAAAGTACAAAATAATTTTCTGTACTATCAAGAACAGAATTGTAACCGACAAATTCTAAAATATAACTACCTGTAGCACTTCCAGTTATAAGATTAGTATTTTCAAGTTTTTCTGGTTTAATCCTTACGGCTAAATTCCATTTATTATTTTCATATAAATCATTAAAATAACTACTTGATAAATGAAAGCCAGAACCAGAAAGAGATCCGCTAATTGCAAAATAAGCATCTTTGCTACCAAAATCTCTTTTTTGTGCATATACTTTAAAATTAAATTCGTCGTTACCCCAACTTAATAAACTTTGATTACTATTTGCGGTATGTACTCCAAAAAGAGAAACCTCAGTAAAATTTGGTATAGAATAGTTTGGATCGTCTACTGATGGTTTTTTTGGAAATATAATTTCAGCTTGGACTGTTACTGGGACATAATCTAATTTATTTGATGAATTACCTTTTATATAACCTCTTGTATTAGAGTCTCCTGAAATTGCATATTGATAGATAACTCCAGAATTGCGGTCTGGATCATTAAAGTCTACAAACTTTTTTGGAATTGATGTATATGTGTACTTATCTTTTATTTCATAAACTGCATTATCGGCATAAAGATTTATTTTTATTAATTCATCATCAACACCAAAACAACGAATAAGGTTTCTTAAAGATTTTTCTGTACCTTTTGACTTATAAATATATGTTAAATTGTTATAAATATTTTGATAAATAGTATTTTTTATGTCTGCTAGCTTATTTTCAAATTCCGATGTTTCATTTCTAGATAAAACATCCTCTATGAACGTAGAGTCATTAAAAATTTCAATATTTTCAAAATCATACGATGAAAGAATTTTATTTATAAATGGTAATGGTTTTTCTGTTTCTTTGTAATATTTTACATCTTTTATTCTTGGCAAAGACTCTATTTGAAGATGTAAAGTGTCAAAATAACTTGAAATAATTTGTACTAAATTAGATAATTCTTGACCGCCAGAATTTTCGTCTTCTTCAACTATCCAAGATGGTAAACTTTTAAAAATATTTGAATTATTTTCAATATCGTATAGAGAGCCAGAATTTGTATAAATATCCAAAGTTTCTGCCACTAAGGAATTAATTGGATATAAGATAGGATCTTTTTCTTCCACTAAGCTAGAATTAAATTCTTCAATGGCTGAACCAGTGCTTCTTACATTTATAGAATAATTTGCTATAGTGCCATTTGAAATACGTCCAGAATAATCTAAGCATTTGGAGTCTAGGGTATTAATACTATCTGTAGAAATTATACCTTCATTGAATTTAAAATATACACCCAGCTCAGTGTTTGAATCATCGGTATTTGAACCGCCACCAACGTTAGTAAACCAGTATCTACTGATATTTTTAGAGCTTCTTGCTTCTTTCCAAAATCTAAATTCATCATAAGAACCGCTGCTATAAGCAACCGTACCTGTTCTGTATGCTCCAATATAAGCAACAGAACTTGCATTGTCAGCAGAACCATCAAAAGCAGAACCAGTAGTGATTTCTTTTTTTAAATCTCCATCAACATATAATTTAATCTCTAAACCATTAGAAGCGCTGTTGACTGTAAATGCATAATGGTGCCAAGCTGTTATATCATGAGAATAAACAACATTTGCGTTTGAAACGCCTCTTGAACCAGAAGCATACGTTATCGCAAAACCAGTAGATTTTTTTTCCAATAAAAATCTAGTGTAGTTTGGTTGATTACTTGCAACGCCATTCCAAAGATCAAAAAGAGCGTAAGAAGAAGAAGCGTTGTTTGCTTCTTTATACCAAAACTCTAAAGTATTTCCAAGATTTAATGGATTTATTGCTAAATTAGATTCTCTATTGGAAGCGGTATCAAATATATTTGCATCTGCAAATTTGCCAGTAGAAGATGTGTGCGGACCACCATTTATAAAAATATATTGAGCAGTTGCAGCGTTGAGTGTAACAAAACCAGCTGATTTTGGATATATATTATCAAAAACATATAGATCAAACTGTGAAGAATTATTTCTCCACTCTAATTTTTCTTTTCTTGAACCATCATATGGATATCTTTGATAAATATTCTTTATTGCATCCGAGTAGTATTTCTCGGCGGAACCATATTTAGCAAAATTAGAAGCAGACGAAAAATCTATTGCGGGCAAAAATCTTTGATTATCTTTTGATATTTCCTCAAGATACCCCTCAGACTCTGCTTCGTCATAAAGTTTTTGCACTTCTTGTGATGTTACGACTTTCTCTGATGACTTGCCAAATAAATCTTTTATTGACATATTTATTCAACCTTAAATTTAAATACGTTAGGAAGCTCTCTTAAACTTGCTTCATCCCATCTTGCTAATTTTATACCATAAACATAACCTTTTTCAATATTATTCATATCTAATTCAAAAAAATTACCATTTGAATCATATGAAGTTTTTGTATAGGCCAAAGAGCCAGTAGAATAATCCACTACCGTATAACTATCACTAAGTCTAAAAATTTTATAATAAAGATCAGGTATTATTTCATTTTCTATAATATTATTTGCAACAGTATAAATTGTTGGACGCCAATCTTTTTCTCTAGCAAAAATTTTAAATTTTGCAACTTCATTTTGTTTATAGGTATTTTTTAAATTTGTTATATTAATAATATAATCTTCATTTGTTTCATAATCATAATTTTGTCTTTGCAAAACATCAAACGAGCTTGAAAATATGGCTAAAGAAGAAGTTGTATTATACCATTTGTCGTATACAACACTTGCTGTTGTATCTAATGAAACAACAGCTTTATAAATACCAGCTAGAGGGTTTGTTACTTGTAGAAAAGAGGAAGATAATTCGTTTGTTAAAGTAGAATTAGTATAAAACTTCACTCCTGGTATTATCCCTCCAGCTATATTTTTTAATTTTCCATTTACCTTATTATAAAAATAAATGTTCATTTTATTATCTGCCGAATCTAAGATACTGCTTGAAGCAAAAAAAGAAGTTCTATCATCCTTTACAATGGATTCCCATCTTGCCTCTATTACTGGTCTTTTATAAAAAAATTCTGATCCGCGAGCAGAAAACTTTTTAGTGTAGAAGCTCCTAAATTGGTCGCCCTCTTCAAAAGAACCAGACATCTTTACCATAAAACCATAATTATTAAGCGTTCCAGACATCCATTGTTCTACAATGTTAGTAACATCTAGCTCTATGTCCTCTGTACCATCTTTAAAAGAAAAATCATATGTGTAGCCAGAAGAAGATAAAAAAGAACCGCCAGCGGATGTCCAAACCGTTCCGCTCGTTGCATAACTCCAAGTCGATCCAGCGCCTTTTAATCCGCTAGTAGACCAGCCGTTATCTGAATATGCTTCCATATCTAAGCCATATCCTTCATCCCAAGATTGTGAAACAACTGCTACGCTCGCAGTATAGTCTTTTGGAAGACTAAAAGGATGTTTTACATTAAAGAGCCTAAAATAAAATTTAACGCTTCCAGAAGCTGGTAAGACAGAATTATTTCTATCATTTACTAAATCACTTATTGGAAATTGAACTAAAATTCTGCTCTTTTCAACAGAAGAAGTATTTGCTTGACCAAAAATTGAAAAAATCTCTAATGAATCCGATGCTCCCATATTTGCATCAGTTGCTCTATTAATTAAATCAATTTTATAGGCGTTAGTTATTGTTGTATCTTTATCCGCTATATATTTTTTAAAAGGCATTATATTATGCTTCCCTTAATATCAGTATTAGGATATTTTAACTCCATTACAACATTTAATGGAACATTAACATATCTTTTATCTGGCGAGGTGTTTTCTGTAATACTAAAAACGCTATCAGAGTAAACGCCACCATTTTTTGGAACTATATTTACACTTATAACATCTAAAAGCCCATTAACTTTTTTTAAACTACTCAAAACATTTGTTATAAAAAAAGTTTCTCCAAACTCTGGTAGCATGGCAAAATCTTTTTTAAGTTGAGCAATAGCGTCTGCAAGAATATCGTATTTTGGTCTATCATTGCCGCCTAAAGCAACAAACTCTATACCATAATTTACAATTTTTCCGTCTAAAATGTCTATTGAATCATTTAACATTTTGCTTTTACTTAACCAAGTTTTTAAATTATTTTTTACTGTTTGATTTGCTTGTGTTAATAGTCCGCTTGAATCCTCGCATAAAACATAAATATTTAAATTTCTTTTCAAAGAATCATCATCTCTTATAACATTGACTCTTCTAATGGATCCATATTTTTTTGGCATAGAATATGCCAATGATTTATAATCGTTTGCGGTTACTGCTCGATTTTGAGTTGAAAAACAATTTTGTATTCTAATTTTTAATTCATTAGAATCAAATACTCCAATTTCTCCAACCAATGGCGCGTCATTTGTAACCTCTAGACTATTTTTAACAGTACTTTTTAAACCGATAGATAAATTTTCTTCATCATTAAAAGCAAAATTTGCTCCTTCAACATTTATTAAAGAGTTGACTCCAAAATTTATACCACTGTTTACTGGGTTGTATCTGTATGCCACCGTTAAAACCGTATTTGATGGTGAAATACCAAATTTATCGCTGTTTACCAATGCCGTGGGATCAAAAGAATCACTTGATATATATTCTTTTCCTAAAATATCTAAAACAGCCCTCGAAGGCTCTGCTAAATAGCTTTTATTGTCGGCTAGAACAACATCAGAACTTGCTCCAAATTGCAAATATGTCGCTCCAATTTCTGTTTCAACAGTAAAACGTCTTGGTACTATAAATGGCTTTACTATTTCTTTAGCTAATTTAGCAGATGTTGCATCTCTATTTGTTACAGATCTATATATAACATTTTGCGATAAATAATCTACTTCAAAATATTCGTTACCCTCGTCATCAACTACAGAAATAATCTCAACTATGTTTGGCTCAACCAACTTTAATTTTAAAAATTTTTGATAATCACCTATAGTTACACGTTCTGATTTTATAACACCAGAAATCACTAAACCATTGGCTTTTATACCATAAGTTGTAGGAAGCCCGTTTGAACCAATAATTAAAGGTCTAACTTCATTTGTTGGCAAATCAAATCTAACGTCTTCATTTAATATAAATTTTGTTTTATTTTTGGTAGAAAATACGCTACCTCTTTTTAAAGTTGGTGCGTATGATAAATTTGGTCCAAGACCAGTAGAATTGGATGGTACTGAAATATAAAAAGTAGCTATTCCAGTAGAAGTTGCACCATTTGTATATTTAAAACCAACTTGTTTTGCAATTTTTAATACATTATCAAACTCTGAGGCTGTTTCTAAGAATGATTCGTTTGCCTGATAATCTAAATAAAAAGATAGAATGTCTCCAACATAGGAAACTGTATCGACCATCAAAGATCCAAAACTTCCTTCATTAAAATCCTGAAAAGAATCTGGATAGTATCTCTTGGCATGCTCAATAAGATCTCTTCTTATTGAATCATAATCTCTGCTGGTATATTTTATTGGAAGTACTTTTTTAGGCATCAATTTTTCCCTCTTTAACAATTAATTAGATGTTAAAGAAAGATTTAACTGATCTCTTACGTTAATAGATGGAATAAAGAATACAATAGATACGAACAGAGCATTTTCATTGCTATCAACTGGTGCAATAACAACATCTTGTACGCTTATAAATCTCATATATTTGTTTATTTGTGTTTTTATTTTGTTTGAAATTTCACCATTTAAATTTTTATTATTTTGAGAAAAAAGCAGTGTTCTGATACCAGCTCCATAATCTGGTAACATCATTCTTTCACCAGGATTAGTCAATAAAAGCATCTTTAAGTCTTGCTTTATTGACTCAAGTAGTGTTTTATTCATGCCATATAGACCATCGTCTGGGTCTTTTACTAAAGGTAATTTTGGAGATACGCCCTGCATTTTTACTCCTATGTATTTTTTATATAGTAATCTTTAGGTGCTGGTTGAAGTTTTATTATATCGCTATGATCCTTTGCCGCCTCACAGCTAGAAAGATTAGCCTCAGTATTAAATAGGCCGTTTATATAATTTCTCTTTTGTTCTTGAGCTTTTTCTGAATCGGAAGAGTTATCCTCGTACCATAGTAGACCAGCATAATATATGATATTAAATGGGTTCCAAGCAAATGGCATAAATGGGCTAAATGGGATTAACCCAAGGAACCCAAGCGGGACTCCAACAGCTGGGACTACAAAGCTTGTTAAGTTTTCGTCAAACATTCTTCCAATCTTATAAATTGTAGAGGAAACTCCAGCATTTAAATCAGCTCCTTCTATAAATCCTTTAGCAATTTTTACTGGTATTGAAAGCAAAGTCTTTAAAACAAACCAAAATACATCTTCATTTGGATCATCATTAATTACGCTTTGTGGATCACTTAAATTTATATTTACTCCTTGCCCGTTTGATTGAACAATTTTTGCAGTTGTTCTTATGCCTTTCTTAGTTCCTTTAAAAGCGTCTAAAATCTGCTTTCTTGTGGAAGTACAAAGAACATTTGTAATAAAAATGGTTGTTATATATCTTTTTATTGGAAAAATAAAATCAAATAAAAGCCTAAACTCGGGCTTTGAATCATCAAATTGTAGTTTTGTCCCGTTAAAAATTTTATAGTCAATATACAATTTTTGTTCTTGTATCACCGCATCTTCTAATAAAGTTGCCTCTCTAACTGTAACTTTTTCGGTTCTATCAAAAATTCTTAAATAAATTGAACCATTTGATTCAAATAAGCTTATTTTTTCTGCCACATAACTAAATTGTTTCTCAAGCTCTTCATAATTTGTAACAAAATTTAAATCAAATTTTTTTGGTATTGCATTTTGGTTTAAAACAAAATTAGTATCGTCTAAAATTCTTTTTGACAATTTTGGCAATATTGCCGTTTTAAGTTCTTGTCTTATTATATTTTTTATAATTTGTCTTTTCACAATTTTATTTGTAGGGTCTACTGTTATATCTTGACCAGTAGTAAATTGTCTATTATACTGTTCGTTTCTTTCAAGAGCTTTTTTAATTTGGTTTTTTTCTAGTGATGCCAAGTTTTCATATTGTTTAGCAAAAAAATTCGACATCATATCATAAAATAATTGATCAACGCTTCTCATCTCGGTTTCTATCAAACCAGATAAAAAGTCTATAAATAAACCATCAGACCTTAAAAATTGAGGATCGTAATAACCAAATGTTGCAATTCCTCTTAAAATAATATCGTGGGCATAAACTCTTATAGCAAGACGATACAAAGGAGACAACATGATGTTTTGGTCATCAGTTGTTTCAAGATTCCTTAACTCTTCTGCATTTATTGGTTCATTATTGGCTATTTTTTGATTTAAAATTTCGTCAACACAAGAAGAATTTTTTTTATTTTCTACTGCTTCATTTTTTAGAGAATCAATGTCTAAATAATGAGGATTAATATTACACTGTATTTGTACTGGCGTTGGTTCTATGACTAATTTTATAAAGTCTGTTATGGCCTTATAAGTTGGGGGAATTCTAACAAATTCAGATTCAGAATCTTCTGGATCTTTTCTTTGTTTTTGCTCTTGAGTTACTAAGTACTTATCAAAGAAATCACTTGTCCCTATATTTTTTAAACAAGAATCAAAAATATAAGAATTAATTTCTTTATAAAATCTTGATGAATCAAAATTAATATCTTTATTATTTGTTTCTATGAATTTTTTAAATATTTGTTCTTTATCGGCGTTTAGATTATCGATTTTTAAATTGTTAGTTGCGTATCCAAGAACATCTTTGTCGATATCTTGGTAGTTTTCTATGTTTATGTATATATTATTATTTTTTATAATTTCTAATTTATATTTATCGTGTAAATCATCATTAAATTTTACTGGGGCATTTGGTCTATAATTATCATAAAATTTTAAATCAAAAACTGGATAATTTAAACCAGCCTTTAGGACAATTGAATAAATTTTTAAAACAGATTTATATTCGTTAATGTTATCCTGTAAGGAGTTTTTTAAAAATTCGCCTAAGTTTTGTCGATTATTAATTAAACGTACTTGGCTAGACGGAGTATTTTTATTTATTAAATCAATTACTCTATTCATTTCTGATTGTCTGGAAGACAAGAATTCCATAATTTTTATATAAACTGCTACACCCTGAGCGTCAAATAGCATGGCTGTTGCTTCTATATTTGGACCCAGCGTAGATAAAAGATTTTTGTAAGAAGCATCCTCCATTTGTGCAGGATTTTTCCTCATAAAATTATCAAATATTGCTAATGCATTTGTAAAATTTGGTAATATTTCTTCAAGAGTTTTAAAAAACCCCTGAACATCGGGCGAGCTTGCAGTGTTTATTGATTCTATAGTAGAAGATGCCGCGCCTATAGTTACCGAAACATTTAATGCGTCCAAAAAATCAGACAAAAATAGTCTTAATTTTTGGTCAGCTTGATCTACTTTTTGTCGCAAAGAAGCATTAACTAAATTTGCATCCTCTTTTTCTTGTATGTTGCCATCAGCTTTTGATGAAAAAGTAAATTCACTAGAGCTTTCTCCGACAATACCAGAGTATTTTTTATTATCTAAGATATCTTTGAACAAATATGATGGTAAAAGTTCCTTGTCACCCTTATCGCTAGCATTATTTTTATCTGGCTCTTCTGGGTTAACTAGCCCGCTTAAATCAGGTTCAAGTTTTCCAGTTTGCTCATTCAACTTCAATAATTGAGGGCCTTTTGTTCTAATAGAATATGTTGTTTTACTCCATTCTAAAGCTTCGTTATTAAATGTAGTATATATGTCTTTAAATAATGTATTTAAGACATTAGAAAAGCTTCCTATTGGTGGCATTAAACTTATTTCTGGTTTTATTATTTCGCCGTCTGGTCCTTTTCTACACAATATACTTGGTACATTTGAAAAATCAAATGGCTGATCGGAATCTAAAAACTTCAAAATGTCTTCTACGTTTTTAGCTTCTTGCTGTTTTATGTCGGACAAAATATCGTCTATTACGTCCTCTGGTATGTTTTTTTCATCAAGTATTCTTCTTCTTGCGTCTTGCAAAGTTCCATCATCGCAAAGAGGATTTGTTGGTATAACCCTGCCAGCAAAATTTGGATCATCAAGTTGAACACATATTTCAGGATTTACAACTCTTCCAATTTTTGCAAACAAATTTTTTATATCTCTTGTTGTACTGATAGCACCAGCGAGTTCTGGGAATTTATTTCTTATAACACCTTGTATTACTCTGAACACTTCGTCTTCAACTCCGCGTCCTTTTAATAGATTGCAAAGTTCTCTGGAGCTTAAGAGGCACAAAACAGCGTCAAAAAAGTTTCTCAATTTTTCTTTTGCTGCGTCCCTTTGTCTCTTTTTTTCCTCATCTGTTAAATTAGGATTGTTAGAATCAATCCCAAAAATATCGTCTAAAGTATCGTTTAAAGCTTGATCATTTTCTGTCTCTGGGTTGGCTAAAGCATCCGCTATTTCATCAGCACTATCAATTGCAGATGGATTTTTTTCTTTATTAGGATCTCTTAGACAAGCTTTTATAGAGCCAGTTAACAATAATCTAACTGATAAAATTAATATTTGTTGAATAAGCTCAACAATTAAATTTGTCAAAGTTTCAACTAAATTTCTATTTGGATTATATACTGGTAGCGTTGGAAGTTCTAATCCAGAAAGTTTTTTTAAAGCAGCAGATAAAAACGGATTACAGACTGTATTTGCTGCAAATTCTTCTAATAATTTTTTTGCTCTATTATATTTTCTTAATAAATCATTAAATTCTTGAGGGTCTAGTGCAGAAGAATTACATTTTAAAACTTCTGCTAGAATAGCATTTAAATCAAGCTCATTTAACGCTGGTATAATATATTGGTTTAAAGCCTCATATGCTTTTACATTTGAAGGAACCTTGTCGACACCAAGAAGAAGTCTTAAATTTTTATTTGTAACATTATTTGGAAAGTCTTTTAAACTCTGCTTTATTAAGTCTCCTTCTTTTTCTAATTGTCTATCAATATCATTTTTTCTATCTTTTTCTTTATCTTTTATTGATTTTTTAATTTTATCTATATATTCATCAGAAATAAATTGGCCCTTATCACCCAAATCTTTAATTGCTTGATAGTTTTCTTGAACACATTGTGAAATATTCAGCGGCTTAACCGTAGCGACAGTTACTTTTGGATAATGATATTTTAATAAAAATTTTGATAAACCAATATGAGGCCCAGTAACTTCATCAGCCCCTTCGTCTACAAATGGCGCTTTTAACAAATTCCAAGTAGATTCTCCAAGCGCTGAGAAATCCGCAACTTCAAGCGTTTCAAAAAATTCATCATCTACTGGTGGTGTATTAGTATCCAGTTGTTCTATTTCATTTCTAAACTCTTTTATTAGAAATGAATCGGCAAATATTGCAAAGGAATTTATTGCTTTTTTTCTTAAAACTTCGCTATATTTTAAATTATTCTCTAAAGGTGTTATTTCATCAAAGTCTTTTGATGCTCCTAAATTTTCATCGTCTTCTGCTCTATCTATCACATCCTTGTCAGTTGAAGAAAGATTTTTATTGTCAGAAAGAATTTTTTGTTTTCTAAGTTCTATGTGATATTTTCTTTTTAGTTTACTAAAGTGCCTTTGCAATATAAAATTTACCACCGTTTTTGATTTACAAATTTCGTCATCTAAAAACTCTAGAATTTCTATATTTAATGGAATTGCTATTCCTTTTGGATTTATATATTTTAAATGTACTATTTTTAAATCTTTATAATCAATTACAATTTTTAATTTTCCCTCCCAATGTAACTCCGAGGCTATTGGGAAATTTCCGATAAATTGACCAAATCTTTTAGTTACGCCGCTAGCTAATTCAGTTCCAACGCCAGTTACACCGCTAGATAAGCCACCAGCAACAACTGTTATTGGAGCAAAACCTCTTGCAATACCAACGCCAACTTGGCTAGCAATGCCAGCATCACTACTAGTTGTCCCAATATCTCTAAAAAATTCAGTAACTTGTTTATTAGCAAGTGAAATTTTTTCAGATGCTTTTTCTGTATTGTTTAAAAATTCAGCTAGACCAATACCAGAAATAGACTCTCTTGCTAAATTTAAAGGTATATTTTTCATCACCAATAAATTTAATTTATTTTTCAGATCAGCAATTTGTGTTGCATTTGTGCCAAGTTGTATATCAACGTCGTTTGGTTCTATGTACCAGTCTCTATTTTTAAAAATTATATCGCCTTTATTTAATGCGCCAAGAGGCAAGCCACCAAAATTATCAGATATATCTTCAAAAAAATTTTCAAAATTTGTATCGTCGCCAAGATCATTATAGCTATTAAAAAATAAAGTTACGTACCTACTTTCTGGTTGTTGCTCCTCTTCATTAGTTTCAGCCCCTGTATCTTCCGCTGGTTCTTCTGCGGTTGGATCTTCGGTAGTTTCTTCTTTGGAATCTTCTATCTCAAAAGACTCTAAATATTTTTTTGGCACAGTGACAAGAACAAGCAATGTTGAACATTTTCTAAGAGAAAAGTCTATCGCTTCCGCAGTACCAAATAAAAAATATTTATCTTGCGTTGTCTTTACATATTCAGGGTCGGCGCTTTTACCTCTATTTTTAAAAATTAGCTCAAGACCCTTATAGAGAGCGTCGGTCATGACTTCTTTCAATAATTCTTTTTGTTCTAGCCTTTCTATACCAGTATCATACAGAACACAGTATAAACCCCTTTTGTCATCATTAAAAGGTCTATTGGCTGCTTGCTCTCTCCATAAAATTTCTGGTTTTGAGTCATCTGCTAAAAAATCTGGGGATAGATTCGGAATTATTGACGGCTTTACGTCACTAGGTCTTATTGCAGTATAGACTGCTTTTTGAAGAATATAGCCAATTAAGTTAAACTGTCCACTTTCATCTTGGACTTTTATCTTAGCCCAAGTACCTTCAAAGCCAACGCACTCTTCTAGGACAATAACTGGGACTGTCAGACCAATAAAATTATCAGTAACAAATGCGCTTGTTTTTGGAGCAGTTTCTCTTAAAATAAAAGGAGTCTGCTCTGATAAAATATGAGTTGGATTTATTGGAATTTGTGGAACTTGTATGTTTTCAAAATTTTTCATGATTAATTTAAATAGTGATATTTACTGTTTATGTATTTATTTGAACTGGCGGTTGTAAACTTACTTTTCCAAGAAGCTATATTTGAAGATTGATT